GGTGGTCCATCAGGAACTAATACTGTAGGAGGCGGAGGCGGCGGTGCCGGTGGTGTTGGCGGAAGTCCAGGAAACGCTCCTGGAACTGGACTTTCTTATTCTATTAATGGGACAGCGACAACATATGCTGCTGGTGGCGCTGGCGGAACTCCAGGAGATGTTGGGGCAGCAGGAAGCCCTAATACTGGTAATGGTGGAACTGGTGGTGGTGGAGTTCCAAATGGACCAAATCCTGGAGGCTCTGGCGGCTCAGGTATCGTCATCATCGCCTACCCTTCATAAAAACTACAATAGTCATTGTTCGCTATCAGATAGCATAAATATTCAAAACCATTCATTTATTATATTACCAAAATATATGGCTCACTTCGCAAAGTAAGAATATAATTAGATAAAAAAATGACTCAAACTCCTTGGTCAAAACAATTATCAAATCGTAATTATTTGTCCCCTGTTGGGTTTAAACTATCAATTTCAAAAATTCCAAAAGTTGATTTTTTTTCTAATTCCACAGCAATACCTGGAATTAATCTTGGAGTTGCAATTCAATCAACATACCTAAAAGATATTCCGGTTCCTGGTGATAAATTAACTTATGATGACCTTTCTTTAGAATTCTTTGTAGATGAAAATTTAGAAAATTATCTTGAAGTTCATAATTGGTTAAGAGGGCTTGGATATCCAAATAATATCGGCGAGTTTATGGATTTCAAATCGAAAGATGAATATTTTCCAAATACTTCTAGCAAAAACTCATTTAATGAATATTCAGATGCAAAATTAACAATATACAATAGTAATTTTAATCCAATTATCGATGTACACTTTAAAGATATTTTTCCTGTAAGTTTATCATCTATTAAATTTGAGGCAAAGTCAACTGATATAAATTATGTAATAGCAGAGGTTGTTTTTAAGTATTCTATATACGATATAGTTGTTTTATAGTTATGAATCTTGATGAAATACAATTATTATGGGAAGAAGATTCGAAAATAGATCCTGACAATCTTCATACAGAATCTATCAAAATTCCTTCACTTCATGCAAAATATTATAAGATTTATAATAATATTATTCTTTTAAAAAAATTAGAAGAAAATAAATTTAAAGTACTAAAAAAAGAAAAATGGATGTATTTTTCTGGAAAAGCAGAACCAAAAATTTATCAGGAACAACCATTTGATTATAAAGTATTAAGACAAGATATAGATAAGTATATGGATGCTGATGAAGAAATTCTTAAATCTATATCTAAAATAGAATATTTTCAAACAATGTTAAGTTATTTGGATAGTATTCTCAAGACAATATTAAATCGAACATATCAAATTAAAAATAGTATAGAATTTATGAAGTTTGTTTCTGGATACAATTAAATATAATAAGTGGAAATGCTTTAAAAAATAAAAATAAATACTTATAACTGATATGTTATGAATGTCCCATTTGATTATTTCGAAAAAGAATGAAATATATTTAAAAATTGAAACCGAGCCACATATTCATCAAGAATTGTCAGAGTATTTTACTTTTGAAGTTCCTGGTGCAAAATTTATGCCTCAATATCGAAGTAAATATTGGGATGGAAAAATAAGACTTTATAGTAATCATACTGGTGAATTATATGTTGGTCTTTTAGATAAATTAATATCTTGGGCTGAAAAATCAGAATATACTATTGATTTTAAACATAATAAATTTTATGGTGATCCATTTGAAGAAAATGAAATGATATCTTATGAGGGTGTCTCTGATTATATGAAAAAAATTTCAAGACACGAACCAAGAGATTATCAAATTAATGCTGTTTATGATGCTCTCAAATACAATCGTAAACTTTTAATTTCTCCAACTGCCTCTGGTAAATCTTTAATGATTTACTCAATAGTAAGATATTTTACAGATAAAGATAAGAAAATATTAATTGTAGTTCCTACAACTTCTCTTGTAGAACAAATGTATAAAGATTTTGAAGATTATGGATGGAATGTTGAAGATTACTGTCACAAAATTTATTTTGGAAAAGAAAAAGAAACAAATAAAAATGTAATAATTGTAACTTGGCAGTCAATTTGTAATTTATCTCGTAAATTCTTTGAAAAATTTGATGTAGTAATTGGTGATGAAGCACATATATTCAAGTCAAAATCCCTTGTAGGCATTATGACAAAGATGGATAATACAAAGTATCGTTATGGATTTACAGGCACATTAGACGGGTCACAAACGCATAAGTGGGTGCTTGAAGGATTGTTTGGACCATCATATAAAGTTACTCAAACAAAAGAATTAATTGATAAAGGACATTTATCAAAGTTAAACATTAAAGTTCTTTTGTTAAAGCACAATCAACATAAATTTAATGAATACGAAGACGAAATACAGTATTTAATTACTCATCAAAAAAGAAATAATTTTATTAAAAATGTTGTATTAGATTTAAAAGGTAATAGTTTAGTTCTTTTTAATCGTGTTGAAACTCACGGTCAACCACTTTATGAACTTATAAATAATTCAGCATCTAAAGATAGAAAAGTATTTTTTATCTTTGGTGGTGTAGATGTAGAAGAAAGAGAAAGAGTAAGAGCAATTACTGAGATAGAAAAAAATGCAATTATTGTTGCATCATATGGTACATTCTCTACTGGAATTAATATTAAAAATTTACATAATGTAATTTTTGCTTCTCCATCAAAATCAAGAATAAGAAATCTTCAAAGTATAGGAAGAGTTCTTCGTAAAGGAGACAATAAAACACAAGCAGTACTTTATGATATTGCTGATGATATTACTTATAAATCAAGAAAAAATTATACTCTTAATCATTTAATTGAAAGAATTAAAATTTATAATGAAGAAAAATTTAATTATGAAATTATACAAATAGATTTTAAGGAATAATATGGAAGAAGAATTTTATGCAACAATTAAAATGATATCAGGTGAAGAAGTATTCTCAAAGGTATGTCCTTGTGAAGAAGAAAATAGAATTATTTTAATACTTGACAATCCAGTTATAATGAAACCTGTTATTATACGTAAGTATAAATTGACTGCACTAAAAGTTGATCCCTGGATGAAATTAACTGATGATACGATGTTTATCGTAGATATGGATAAAGTAATTACAATGACTGAAGTACGTGATGAATCTATAATTAGAATTTATAATAAGTATATCAAAGACAAAAACGGATTAACTGTTAAGTCAGAATTAAATTCTAATATGGGGTTTGTTTCTTCTGTTTCTGATGCTAGAATATCCTTAGAAAAGCTTTATAAATCTAATGTATAATTTTATCTCAAAACCCACAGAGTTATTTTAGTTGATTTGAATAAGTTTGTCAACTTTGTTATTATTATGTTATAATACAAATAAATCAAACTTAGAAGATGAATAAACAAAAGAAAAATCCACATTATGTAAATAATAAAGATTTTTATGATGCTTTAATTGCATATAAAACAAAAATTAATACATCAAGAGAAATGTATTTTGAAAAATATAATTCATATCCACCAGAAAATAAATACTGGGAAGGTAAACCAAAAATATCAAATTATTTGGGTGAATGTTTTCTTAAAATTTCTACTCACTTATCATATCGTCCAAACTTTGTTAATTATATGTTTCGTGAAGACATGATAAGTGATGGGGTAGAGAATTGTGTTCAGTATATTCATAGATTTGATATAGAACGTACAAATCCGTTTGCTTATTTTACTCAAATTGTATATTATGCTTTTCTTCGTCGTATTCAAAGAGAAAAAAGGCAATTGGAAATTAAAGAAAAAATTATTGAACGTAGCGGATTTGAAGAAGTATTTACTTCAGATGAAAGTGGAATAAACTCTGATTATAATACGATCAAAGATAATGTTCACATTAAAACACATCAATGAATATAGGATTAATTACAGACACACATTTTTCATTTAAGAAAGCAAATCAATTGTTTCACGATTATTTTGCGAAGTTCTATAATGATATTTTTTTTCCTAAATTGAAAGAATTAAATATTAAAACAGTAGTTCATCTTGGTGATGCTTTTGATAATCGTAAAGGTGTAGATTATTGGGCACTTGAATGGGCAAAGAAAAATGTATATGATTGTTTTCAAAAACTTGATAT